GAAATCAAGTAGGATATATTTGTGGGACGATAAAAAAGGTCTTATACAATTTCCATATCAAAGATATTGTTATATCAAATCTCCTAATGGAGATGCGATTGCATTGGATGGTAATAAAGTAAAAAAGATATACAATTGGGATAAGACAGATGAGGGTAAAGGCATTCTATATGAGTCCGATGTTCAGCCTGAGGTAAGAACACTAGTTGACTTATATCATGACTCTGATGAGCCCTCTCTGCTTTATAAGGTATTATATTTAGATATCGAGGTTGATACCACTACTAAGTTGCCTAATCCGGAAGAAGCTGATAATGAAATCACTGCTATTTCAGTTTATGCAAAAGACTTAGATCAATATTTGGTTTTTATCTTAGACAAAGAAAGAAAACTAAAAGATAAGGTTGAAAAGAATGTCCATATTCACTCGTATGTAGATGAAGAAGATTTATTAAACGACTTTATAGAATGGTATTCTAATTATGAGCCTAGTATAATCACAGGATGGAATATTGATTTCTTTGATATTCCTTATCTTTATAATCGGATATCCAAGGTTTTAGGTAAAAAGAAAGGAAAGGCCTTGAGTCCGATTGGTATTGTAGAGTACAACAATAGAAGTCGCATATACAATTTAGCCGGTGTTACTTGTTTAGATTATCTTCCATTGTATAAAAAATATTCAATGGGTGAAGAGCCTTCATATACCTTAGACGCCATCTCAACTAAAGAAATTGGTAAAGGTAAAATTAAATATGAAGGTTCATTAGATGCATTATTTAAGAATGATATCAATAAATTTATTGAATATAACTTAAATGACGTTATTCTGGTTAAAGAGATAGATGATAAGTTAAAATACATTGAACTTACTAGAAGTATATGTCACAAGGGACATGTTCCGTATTCTGCCATATTTGCTTCTTCTAGATATTTAGAGGGGGCTATTTTAACTTATATGAAGGAGTTAGGTGTAATAGCACCTAATAAGCCTATAAATATTGATGATGATACTGATGATACTGATGATGATGAGGAGGATGATACCGAAGGTAAATTTGCTGGGGCATATGTAAAACCTCCGGTGCCGGGTAGATATGAATGGCTAACATGTTTAGATGCAACGTCTCTGTATCCCACTACTATTATGACATTAAACATTTCTCCTGAAACTAAAATAGGAAAGATTTTAGATTGGGGTGAAATTAATATGATGTCTAAATACAATGCCAAAAAGCAAACCAAAGAAAAATATATTCTTCAATATAAAAATGGTAAAGAAAAAGAATTTACTAAAGAAGAATTAATGTCTTTGATTAAAGAGAATAAGTATAGAGTAGGTGCTAACGGAGCACTATATACTTCTGAGAATAAAGGACTGATTCCTGCAATCCTTGAAAAATGGTTTCAAGAAAGGATTGATTATAAGGGATTGATGAAGAAAGCTAGTAAAGCTGGGGATAAAGAGAAAGAAGAATACTTTGATAGGTTACAATATGTAACTAAAATCCTTCTTAATTCTATGTACGGCGTATTAGGATTGAATTCATTTAGATTTTTTGACTTAGATAATGCTGAAGCAGTAACACTTACAGGGCAGGATATTCTTAAGTTTGCTGATATCATGGGAAATAAATGGATTAAAGACAATCTATTAGAAGGGACTTCCGCGTATGGTATAAATTTAAAAGAAAAGGATTTCTGTATTTATTCTGATACTGATTCTAACTATTTTGTGTTGTCTGATTTTGTTAGACGAGATGGTACTGAAATAGAAACGGTAAAAAAGTATTCAGCAGATATAGCCGGATTCATTAATGTTAATTTAACTAAGTTTACGGAAAAGCATTTAAATTCTAATTATAATAAGTTAGTATTTAAAGAAGAAGCTGCGATTAAATCGGGATTCTGGTTGAAAAAGAAACGGTATGCCTATCATAAAATATATGATTTAGAATCTGATAAACCTGCAGATAAGATTATAGTAAAAGGATTAGATGTAGTGAGAAGTAACTTCCCTCCGATATTCAGATCCTTTATGAAAGAAGTGTTAAATGATATTTTAAAGTTCGAATCTAAAAATTCTATTGATGATAAAATTATTGCATTACAAAGTAAATTAACTTCATTAGGATTAATGGATATAGCCAAACCTACATCTGCTAAGAATTTAGACAAGTTTGAGACTAAAGGAATTGCATTTAAGAAAGGAACTCCTGTGCATATTAAAGCAGCATTAGCATACAATTTCTTATTAGAGTTATATAAATTAGATACAGTAGCTCCTATTATGAGTGGAGCTAAAGTTAAATGGGTATATTTAAAAAATAATCCATTCAATTTAGATGGTATCGCTTTCAAAGGATATGAAGACCCTAAACAAATTATGGATTTCATTGATAAATACATTGACTACAATAAGAATTTTGAATCTAATTTGTTAAATAAGTTACAAACATTTTATGATGCTTTGAATTTCGGCCCGTTGCCTCGAGGAAATGCTAGGAAAATAGAATCTTTTTTTGAATTTTAATAAAAAAATTATATATTAATACATGATGTATAAAATACTAGTAATAGGTTTAGGTATAGGTAAACTATATCAAAAGATTTTAAGTAAAAATTCTTTATATAATGTAGTTACAATTGATAATGACCCTTATAAAGAACCGGATTATTTAGATTTAGAATCCTGTAGAACGGTCAATCCACAATTTGATTTGGCTATTATTTGCGTTCCTAACTATTTACATGAAGAGTATGTATTTAAGCTGCATGATTATAAAATGGCAAAAACTGTTTTAGTAGAAAAACCTGGATTGGGAGATTTTTCTTCATGGATTACGCACGTGGGAATGTATGCTCCTAATAAATTGATAATGATCAAAAATAATTTGTATCGAGATTCATATGATGCAATTATTAAAACCATTAAAGAAAATGTATTAGACATTAAAGAGGTAAATATTGATTGGCTAAACAAAAATCGTATACCAAATCCGGGGTCGTGGTTTACTAATAAAAAATTAGCTTTTGGTGGCGTTAGTAGAGACTTGATGCCACATTTATTGTCTATTTATTATTCTTTATTTGGTGAACTCAATGACCCTATTACCTCATTTAAAAGTCAAAGGCACTCATTGCAATCAATTGAAGGTACTGGATATGGTACTGTAGATAAAAATGGTGTCTACGATGTAGATGATTACTGCAGAATTGAATTTAGGAATGAAATAAAAAATGTACCGATACATGTAAACTTATCAGCAAGTTGGAAAACAGATATACCTGAATCTAAAATAGGAGTTGAAATAGTGTGGAGAAATAAAAATAAAATGTTTTATGAATTTGGATTATGTCCGGAAAAAGCATACTTAAAAATGATTGAAAAAACATTAAGTATGACAGCTGTTGAGTATATGAATCATAACCATATAGATGCTTATATACATAATATTATAGATAATGTTGACTAGAACCTTACATAGCTTTAAAGCTAAACAAATTATTGAAACTGAATGGGATCGTCCTGAGATGACTGACGATCAAATTGAAATTAAAACTTTATTCTGCGGAGTATGTAGGAGTGATATTGGTTCCTATAATAGGTGGGAAGATATGCCGTGTACGTCCGAAGATAATCCTACCGGACTCGGTTATTTTGGTCACGAAGGATGTGGTATAGTAACTAAAGTAGGTAAAAATGTGCGTGGAGTTAAAGAAGGAGATTACGTAGCTACTTGGTCAGACCCGGCGTATTCAGATTATTACTATGCAAAAGAAAATGAATTTACAGTAGTGCCCGAAGCATCACATAAATATATTTTGCAACCCGTCGCTTGTGCTATGAATATTCTACATAAAACGAAATTATTTCAAGATAATATGGGATACAATGAAGATCCTATTTTATTATTGGGTACCGGGTTTATGAGTATTGTTATTGGTCAATATTGTAAAGCAAATAAAATCGATTTAATTGTAGTAGGAAATAGTAATAAAGAAATTTGGTCGGATATGGGATATTACTTATATTCTATAGAAGATATAAAGAAAGGGTTCGGAAAGTTCAAAGTTATCATTGATTTAACAAGTAAAGCAGAAATGTATGAAGTCATTTCAAAAGAATTGGCTGCATTAGAAGCTTTGATTTGTTATGCCGCAACTCCTTCTAAACCTGTAACTACTAACTTCTTTGAGAATTGTTGGAATTGTCATACATTGATTATGCCGTCGCCACGTAATTCCGATTTTGGAATGATAATGGAATGGACTGCGGATTTGGTTACTAGAGGAGTATTAAATACAGAAATTCTTTGGAGCGCTGGCTACGATAGAAATGATATGAAAGAAGTTAAAAAAGCATTTGAAGATGGCACTAAAAGGCCTGCAGGATATTTAAGAGGATTTATTCATTGGGAATGAGAACAATATACATATTAGCACTAGAACCTTTAGATACCAGGTATACAGGTGAATGGTTTGTTGAATTGCCTAGAGTCTTAAACAAAAAGATACGTAGGTATCAATATGATTATCGAGTAATACAGATAGATGGTTATGGCGATGCCTATAAATCTATTGAAACTACTCCCGGGGCTTTCCTAAACTTTACATATACCAATATTTGGAAGAATAATCAGATAAATAAAATATCTGAATTATTTAGTAATGGCAGTATTAATCCAGGAGATAAGTTTTTAGTTACTGATGCCTGGCATTCCGGTATAATCCAAATTAAATATATGAGCGAATTGATGGATATACCGGTTGAAATACATTCTATCTGGCACGCAGGAAGTTATGATCCTCAGGATTTCTTAGGTCGTAAAGTTAAAGATAAATCTTGGAGTTTCAATGCTGAACGTGCATATTATTTTGCTTCGGATTATAACTACTTTGCATCTAAATATCATTGTCAGTTAATAGACAGTACTTTGTTAAACGGTTTTAACTCGGGTGCTATCTTTAAAAGGTGTAGATCAGGATTTCCTTTTGAATATTTACATACTAAATTAGAAGTATATACCGATACGCCTAAAGAAGATATTATTTTGTTTCCGCATAGGATTGCACCTGAGAAACAATTAGAGATATTCATGGATTTAAAAGCTGAATTGCCTCAATACCAATGGATTGTATGTCAGCACACTAAATTAACTAAAGATGAATATCACCAATTATTAGGAAAAGCTAAAATGGTATTCTCTGCTAACTTACAAGAAACCTTAGGTATATCAATGTATGAAGGTATATGTGCAAATGCACTCCCTTTAGTTCCGGATAGATTGTCCTATACGGAAATGTATGCAGATGAATTCAAATATCCATCGGTGTGGACAGAAGATTGGAAATCTTATACTTTACATAAAGAAGAATTAAAGCAGCGGATTATTGATATGATGAATAATTATAAACAATATTGCTTAACGGATACAAAACATTATCTCACTAAAGAGTATTTTAGTTCAGACATAATGTTAGATAATATTTTAAATACAAAAGAAAATGAAGACTAACATCATAGTAACATTGCAAATAGATGCAATACATAATTGGCCCGGGGTCGTTGAACACAACGAATTATCTCAAGTCGATTTTCTACAATATCCGCATAGACATATGTTTCATATTACTGCTAAAAAAGCAGTCACGCACGATGATAGGGATATTGAAATCATTATGTTTAAAAGGAATATATTAGATTATCTGCATCGTAGATATTTTAATAAATCTAAAAACGCCCATTTGTTGGGATCTACTAGTTGTGAAATGCTTGCAAAAGAACTTACTAAAGTATTTTCACTATCATACTGCGAAGTATTAGAGGATAACGAAAATGGTGCTGAAGTATATTCAGATGCGGTATATACTCCTACTGAAGTAGTAGATGGGGATACTGTAGTAATCAATCCTATCGAATGGTCGGTTACGGGAAATACGGACAACGTACAATTAAATTATACTTATAAATCAGGTTCAATATCATTATAATATGGCACAACCCACACAATTTAATGAATTTCGATACTACCCCTCGTTCAGTGCGGGCGCTAGTCGTAGTTGGCTAACTAAAGATGTAGAACTGAACCCGGGGGTTTCTAGTAGATTTTATTCGGATAATTATCCTAAAGAATGGCAACATAAATATTTTCTTGTAACAGCAGGCCATCATTACAAAAAGATGGACTTGCGTGACAGGATGGGATTAGATCCTTCTGTGCAAGTATTAGGCGACTCTGGAGGATTCCAATTAGCAACGGGGGCTATTAAATGGGATCCGTCTTTTAAAGAAACTATTTTTAAATGGTTAGAAGCTAATTCTGATATTGCAATGAATCTTGATTTACCTCCTCGAGTAACATTAGAAGGTAAATTTCAAGAATGCTTAGATATTAGTTTAGAAAACTTTAAATACTTTGAAAAGAATCAAACAGGTAAGACTGCATTTTTAAATGTACTTCAAGGCAATGATCAAATTACTTATGAGTATTGGTATAGTAAAGTTAAAGACTTTAATTTCAGTGGCTGGTCTTTTGGTAACTGCCGTAAAGTAAGTAACCTTATGTTTGCTTTGGCACTCATGGTTAAAAACAAAGAATTTTTAAAACCTAATTGCCATTATTTGCATATTTTAGGAGCGTCTAAACTATACGACTTTTTTATCTATGAATATTTACAAAAGGTAATGAATGCTTATACAGGCAATCAAGTTCAAGTATCTACGGATTCGTCGAGTCCCGCATTAATGACTACATATGGTGGATATTATTTTGATGCTGATTTCCGTAGCGGTGCATTTTTGACTGCATATTTTGCGCGTAACGCTAATATTAATCCAGATGCACCGTTGCCTTGTAAATTGCATAACTGTCCTGCATGTAAAGATAAAACATATAAAGATATTTATAATTGGAAAACTGATAGTTATATGTATATGACTACGCATAATTTACATATCTTTATGGATGCAGTGAATTCAATTAATACTTTATTAAAAAGTCATGATGATTTAATTAATGATGTAGTTAATCCAGTAGTTAGGACAATCTGTATTTCTATTAAAGAAATGTTTGAAAGTGATAATCCAATGGCCGTGTATGAAAAATACAAGCCCGCCTACGCTAAATATAATTCTATGTTCGGTATGGCAGATTTAGGTTATAGTAAAACGGGTGATCCGGATGGTAAACCTGGAATGATTGAAACTTTCTTTGATTTTAATTAAAAAAATATTTATATTAAAGGTTATATGAAAAAAGACAAATTAATTAATGTGATAAAAAAGTATCACTTAAACAATACCATCGACTCGGTTAAATGGGTAGTCGGCGCTGATAATGCAGTAGATATTAATTTTGTAACTTCGGATCGAACTTTAGTAGGATCATTGCGAGCTACTGGGGTTGACATTGAAGAATCCGAATTAGGTATTTACACTACAGCACAGTTACTAAAATTATTTTCAGTATTCGGCGATGATATTGATATTTCTATGCTAAAGATAGATAATATCGCCAGAACGTTGAATATGAAAGATAAATCTACTTCGGTAACGTATATGTTATCAGATTTATCAGTAATTCCGGTAGCAGGAAAACCTAAACAATTGCCTGAGTTTCAATTACAAATTAAAATTGATAACGAGTTTATTAATAAATTTAATAAAGCTAAAGGAGCGTTGCCCGATATTAGCCATGTTACTTTTAATTGTAAAGGTGATAAAAAAGAAATGATTATCGGTTATTCAAGTAACAATACTACTAGAGTTACATTGCCCATTGAAGGCACTTGTAGTGGTGATGTCACTTATAAATCCTTTAATTCAAATTACTTAAAAGAAGTATTAGCAGCTAATACGGATGCAACAGAAGCATTAATTGAAATTAGTGATGCCGGACTAATGGCAGTATCCTATAAAGGACCTGATTTTAGTTCTACATATTTCTTTGTCGAAGTTCAGCATATTTAAAAAATAAATAGTTATGAAACCTTACGAAAACAAAATTGTAATTAAACCCATGGACCCGGAGCAAGTGTCTTCGGGTGGCATCATAGTGCCGGATGCTGGTAGAGAAAAAGCACTTCCCGGAACAGTAGTGGCTGTAGGACCCGGACAATATTCAGCCACAGGACAATTAATACCGACCGCTACTAAAGTAGGTGATACTGTTATGTATCCGAAATTCGGATGTCACTCATTTGAAGTAGACGGTGAAGAATATTTAATTATCAAAGAATCAGATTTAATGGTTAATTTAAGTTAAAAATATGGATATCAAAGTTATTACTTTAAACGAACAAGCACGCGAAAAGATTAAAAAAGGAGTAGACGTATTAGCATCTACGGTAGGCGTTACATTAGGACCTAAAGGTCGAAATGTTATTTTAGACAAGGAATTCGGATCGCCCACTTCTACTAAGGATGGTGTATCCGTAGCAAAGGAAATTAATTTAAAGGATCCTGTTGAAAATGTAGGCGCACAGATGGTTAAAGAGGCTGCATCTAAAACGGCAGCAATGGCAGGCGACGGTACTACCACTGCTACTGTATTGGCTCAAGCTATCTATAATGAGGGCCTGCGTTATTTGAAATCGGACGCAAATCCGGTTGAGATTAAACGTGGTATGGATAAAGCAGTTGCTGCTGTGGTAGAAGAGTTGGAACGCGTGAGCACACCTATTACCAGCACTGAAGAAGTATGTTCAGTAGGCACTATCTCTGCTAATAACGATAAAGAGATTGGAAACCTAATTGCCACTGCCATGGATCGTGTAGGGAAGGACGGTGTAATTACTGTAGAAGAAAGTAGGACTGCTGAAACTAGTTTAGAAGTAGTTGAGGGTATGCAGTTTGATAGGGGATACATTTCACCTTATTTTGTGACCGATCAACAGACTATGCAAACTACTTTAGAAGAGCCTTATATTCTTTTGTATGATAAAAAGATTACGGGAGTAAAAGAGATTCTTTCTATCTTAGAGCAAGTATCTAAGACGGGTAAAGGATTATTAATTGTATGCGAGGACCTGGCAGATGAAGCCTTAGCTGCTCTAATTGTGAATAAAGTGCGAGGTATCCTTAAAGTGGCTGCAGTTCGTGCTCCGGAATATGGTGACCGTCGTATTCAAGCATTAGAAGATTTAGCAGTGTTAACTAATGGCACTTTTGTATCAGAACAGAAGGGTATGAAATTAGACAAACTTACTTTAGATAAATTAGGAAAGGCTCGTATAGTAACGGTTACCAAAGATAAATGTACTATTATAGATGGTGCTGGTGAAACGGAAGCTATCGAATCTCGTATTCAGGAAATTAAAAAGCAAATCGAAACTGCGACTTCAGAATATGAAATTGAAAAACTCCAATCCCGTTTAGCTAAATTAACTGGCGGCGTAGCAGTATTGAACATCGGTGCTCATACAGAAGCTGAAATGAAAGAGAAGAAAGATCGTGTAGATGATGCACTTCACGCTACTAAAGCTGCCGTTGATGAAGGAATTGTAATGGGTGGAGGAATGGCACTAGCTTTAGCATCTAATGTATTGAATACATTTAAAGCAGAGAACGAAGATCAAAATATCGGGGTGCAGATTATTAAAAAAGCTTGTAAGTCTCCCTTTAATTTGATTATGAAGAATGCCGGTAAAAACCCGGAAGCTATTATGATTGAAATGGGATATTACTCTGATATTCCTAATGTCGGTTATGATGCTAGGAATGATAAATATGTTGATATGATTTCAGAAGGTATTATCGATCCTACTAAAGTAACTAGAACAGCATTAGAAAATGCTAATTCAGTAGCCGGTATATTATTAACTACCGAAGCTGTAGTCACTAAAGAACCTACTGAGAAGAAAGAAGTATCGCAACCTGAAATGATGTATTAATAGTATCATTTTTTATTTTTAGAAGTCGGGCCGTAACCCGACTTTCTTGTTTATGAAAAAAAAATTAATTATATTATATAAATGATAAGAAAAGAAAATACATTGTGGGTTGAAAAATATAGACCCTTTGATTTGGATGGTTATGTAGGAAATGCCGACGTAATTAAAAAGATACAATCTTTCATAGCATCTAATGATGTGCCTCACCTATTACTTTGTGGTAAAGCCGGTACCGGTAAAACTACTCTTGCAAAGATTATCACGAATGCAATTAATTGTGATTACTTATATATCAATGCTTCGGACAAAGGAGGAGTAGAATTTGTTAGAACGGAATTAATCCCATTCGCATCTAGTGCAGGATTCAATGATTTGAAGATTGTAATACTTGATGAGGCTGATTTTATAACTCCCAATGCACAGGCAGCACTCCGCAATGCTATGGAAACGTTTAGTAAGCATTGTAGATTTATTTTGACCTGTAACTATGTTGAGAAAATTATTGATCCTATCCAATCCAGGTGTCAAGTGTTTGCTATAACGCCTCCGACCAAAAAAGACGTTGCAGTAAGGATGGTAGAAATACTTAATGAAGAAAAGATTCAATATGCAAAAGAAGATTTGGTATTAGTAGTAAATAGTACCTATCCAGACATTCGTAGAACAATTAATAGTCTGCAACGCCAATCAACCTCAGGTAAATTAGAAATAGATAAAAGTGCAGTAATTGAATCTAATTATCAATTAAAATTGTTAGAGTTACTAACTATTGATGATAAGAAAAAAGCATTTACAGAAATAAGAAAAATATTATCTGAAGCTAATCAAAATGACTTTACTTCATTATATAGTTTCTTATATGAAAATGTGGATACGTATGCTCAAGGACATTTAGCCGCTGTTATATTAATTTTAGCTGAATCACAATGGCAAGATTCATTTGCTATTGATAAAGAAATTCATATGGCTTCTACGTTTGTTAAAATATTAAATGAAATAAAATGATTTGGTACGAGGTTATAGGATGGGTATCTACATTATTAGTATTAATTGGATATTGGTTAAATGCTAATGCTAAATATCGATTGGCAATGATGGTGTGGATAGTAGGTGACGTGGGATGGATTACATACGATATTATACGAGGTATATTCCCGCACTTAGCTTTGAGTTCGGTAATAATTATATTAAATTTATACGGTATTTATAAAATCATAAAAAATAACAGAAAATATGCAAAATCAACAATTGAACGTGGATTTAAGTCAAGCGACGGATTTGCGTTGTAAAGAATGCGATAACCGAGTATTTACACCGGGAGTTATCCTCAAGCATTTATCAGCATTATTATCTCCTTCAGGAAAAGAAACTTTCATTCCTGTACAGGTATTTCAATGTTCTAAGTGCTATTTAGTTCCAGATGAATTCTTATCTGCATTCAACGACTAGTAATGGCAGAAACTAAAAAAGCATTAACGCTATTCGATCATATTAATGGTATCTCAGATAAAAAGACTCCATGGTCTAGTTTATCAGATATGGATAGAAAATCATTTTCGCCGTATATGATAAACAGGTTTTTATCAATGAATCCAGATATGATAGAATTCGTTAATGAATTACAAAAGTATACTATCGGAATATTAGCCCCCAAAGAAGTTTATAATTTATATTTAGACGTATTACCTAAAAAGAAATTGTTCTTAAAGTATATCAAAGGAGATTCTAAAGAAAAGTATCCTGATAAATTAGTTGAGTACGTCTCTAAGTATTATGAGTTTGGTTCTAGAGAAGCTGTGGAATGTTTAGAT